GAACCTAGCTCAAAGTTAGTTGTACCGTCTTCTATACAGTACCTAACAGTTTCTCCGTTAGACACTCCTGCTGCGGCAAAAGTCTGGAAACCGTCAACCGCTGAACCCAAAGTGATTGTGCCCGTCCCCGTGGTCGAGGTTGTCATCTTGGCACGATTGACCAGTTTTACCATAGCGGCACTCCAAACTTAATTGTTATGCAATACGGATGATTGCGTTACTTGCGTCAGGCGTTGGGAACACAATCTGAAAGTCCCCAGAAGTTGATGACTTGTTAGAGCCAAAATCAAGAACAACCACACTTGGATCTGAGCCTGCTGTGTCATTGTAAATCAATGCGCCACGAGCAGTTATCGTTGCAGATGTAAACGTTAGATCTGCAAAGTCAGTCAAAGCTGTAGTGCCTGAAGTTGTTGGTGTTACGTTAGTTAACGATCCTCCACCCGCAGCGTATGTTCCAGAGTTTGATACCTCGTTAGAAGTAGTATACGCTGTAGTCGCTGCGTTAAAAGAGGCGCTGTTGTCATATAAAGCTAATTTAAAAGTGTTAGCTCCGTTAGTAAAGTTGTGTGTTGCAGTCATCAATTCTTTCTTGAATGATGTGCACATAAAGTTGCCGCTAAATGCCATTTTACAATCTCCTTATAAGCTCGGCTAGTTCAGGATGACCTGCGTCATTGAGAGTATTATACACAGTTGTACGGTCACTGTGAATAGCTTGTCTCATATAGTAAGCCACCAATTTCTCCAGATGCTTAGAGAAGGCACGAGCCTGATCCCTGATTGCTGGATGCGCTGAATCCGAAACAGCTATGATCTTTTCGACACACTGTTCGGATAATTCATCAGGGGTAAGACCCCTGTTATGTGTTGTATTTACTTGAACTAAAGATTCGTCTTTAGGAACATTTATTTCCATTTTAAACATTATTGTTTAGCCCTTATCACTTTTCCAGTTCGGTACTCGTCAGTAGTTTCTTTTGCTTCACCAAGCATCTTAATACCAACAATAGATTCTTCAAAACGTTTATTATACATTGCCATCATATCCTGATCGCCCTTCATATAAATGTATGCCTCAATCATTGCTCCATACAATAAAGCCATTTCAGCGTTCTCACTTAGCCACGTTGTTGAGCTATCTGATAGCTCTGTAATACTTTGTGGTCTATAAAAATAATGAAGTTCAGCAGTAAATACTGCATTTGGAGTCGGCCCCAATAAAAAGTTATTAACATCAAATTGACAATAATATTTTGGAGATCCTGTAGTGGTTGGGTCTGGCGTATATTCCTGAACAAAACTTGGATCTTTAAAATCCAAAAAGAACTTATCTCCATCAGATCCTGTCATGCTCATTGAAAAAGGAGCCAAGAAATCAGAGGGAACTTTAATGTACTGCACATTATTGCTTGTTTTAGCCGTTGCATTTTTACGAAATAAACTTAATTGCACGTTTTTAAGAATACGTTCTTCAGACAACCTGATGAACAAAGGTATATTATTTACAAAGCTTGTTTCTTCGTATTCTGCGTATGCTTTTATAGCATCTTTTAATTGTAAATATGTAAAACTCATATCATCACACTATTGTTATGTTTCCGACCATACTACTGTGGCTTGTACATTGATACACCAAAGATGTATCGGAGGGTTCGTGGGGCACAATGAATTGTGTTAATCCTGTGGTTGAATTGTAATTGTCTGTAACACCCGTAGTGAAAGCTGAACCCCCATTAGATGTTCTAATCTGCAAAGGATGGCTACCTACGTTTGAAGTATTATCAATTAAATAAGTATGTCCTTTGTAAAAAGTAAAGTTTGGATTATCTCCAGACGTAGCACCAGGACCAGTAAAAGTATAGGCAGATGATCCGTTTGTCCCTGTTGTGTACTTGGTTACAGGACCAGTTGTCTCATCATTTAAACGAATCCATGCCCCACCATGTGCAAAATATAGACCACCAGTTGCATGGACATGGGCTACCGCGCCATGATATGAAGACGCACTTGGAAGATCGCTTAGATTAGCATAATAAAATACAATTTTGTTTGCACCAGAGCTTACATCTATAACACCATTGGCATCTATAATATCAGTAAGAGTGGTGCCGTTTCCAAGGGCTGCATATACTTCAGTGAAGTTTGCATTTATCTTAGTGGCACCAGAGCGAAGAGTGTCCCCACTGCCATCATTTGCGCTACTTCCTATCCCTACTGCTTGTTTAGCCATGTTCTATCCCTCGTCAAATGTGTCTGTGGTAGAGTCTAATGTTACAGATGTACTATCAAATCTTGGTGCTGTTACGCTAGGATTAACTGTAACAGTTCCTATGAGAGCATTAGCACTAACTCCAGATGGAGTTATATCATCATTTCCAGTATCTGAAATATTTATTGTAACTGTGCCAATTTCCCCAAAAGCAGTCAGATTATTTCTAGGAGTAATGCCTGGTATGTCCCTAAAACCAACAGGATCATAGCCGTATTGTATTTCTCTTTGTTCAGTTAAATTTTGCTCTGGTCTAGGGTTTTTTAGTGCTTGGGGATCAGGAACAGACCTAAGCGGCTGTAATTGAGGATGTTTTTCTTCCCATTCATCTCTTCCTACAAGCAAACCATTCCATTCTTTACGCATATCTTTTAACCGATATCTGAACCCAGATCGGTCTGATATGCCAAAAGCATGTTTTCCTGTTGCAAATTTAGACAATACGGTAGTTTCCTAAACTTGGTGTAATTTGAAAAGAAGCACGATCTCTATCTTCATCAATCGCTCTTCTCATTTCTTCTTCATAAACCGCTTTTAACATCTGCACACGTTCTGGAGCACGTTTTAAAGCGATATAATAAGCCAAACCTGCTGATAAACATGGGTAAAACCTAAACGGTATGTCCATTGTATTAACTTGGGCATCAGCATCATCTATTCTAGTCAAACAATCATAGATTAAAATATCTGTATTATTTTCTGGTACAGGCCATATCTTTAAATTTGGTGTTAATTGCCTGTCTAAAAAGAACTGAGTTGGTCTTCCAGTAGTGGTTTTTGTAGGAATAGCAAGGTATGTATCCCTGCTAATCCTATCCATTGTAAAGTCTGTGCTGCTTCTTCTTACAACAACAGAAAGAACATCAATAACGTCTGTTAGCATGTCATATTGACCATCAGAAGTTGTTAATGCCTGTGTTCTTTGCTTTATAGTCCACTGATTAAGTCCACGATTTGCCCAATCAGCAAGCATCAGATTAAGAGATCTTTTGGCTGTTTTTAGGTCGTAGCCTGTACGAGCTTCTAAGCCACAACGCTCAAAAGCTTCTTCTACATATTCAGCTACATCTAATTCAAAGTCTGCTGATCCTGATATAGCCATTTTTAGTCCTCGTTATAAAGATTATCAAAAATACGATTGACATCTAGTGTATAGTCTAAATCACTTTTTGAATAGTGTATATGTTGTGAAGGTTTAAAGTCAGGCGCACCCTCTCCCGCAGCAAACCATGCAGGATGCGTTACTCTTACTCTGTTATTTGGTAAAGCTACGATATTACCTGTCCACTCTCCCGCGTCCAGTAGTTGTAAAACGTGACTTTGTTTGTGTTGTGCAGGATCGTCTGCTATCTCGCTCTCTGCGTAATCAACTGTAAAAAGATACTTTGCAGGATGCATTTGACCATCTACCTTTGCCAACCAAGGGCATGGGGTAGCACGATCTATTACATAAACTGCATGATTATACGAAGCACAATCCCAAGGCTGTGCATCATAAGTTTCCATTGGTTCAGGCCATTCATCTAAGGGAATGTCGGCAACTAACGCGGTTATGGGCATTCTAGCCCACATTGCTCCACCGTGTACTGTGTCCTCTTCTTCACCTTCAGCTTCACTACCAGTGAAGATAACCTGAAAGCTAAGACACCTGTTTGGCATTGATGTAACGCCAACAACCATAGCATGTAGAAATTCGCCGTGATAATCCTCATGGTTATGAGTATATTCACGACGAACCCATGCCTTAAAATAAGGTACGTTACTATGTAAATATGGCATATTTATTTTTTAACTATCTTATATCCTGTAGGGAGCACTGCTTTTGCAGCAGCAAGTGATTTTTTACCGCCAGTTGCGCCACCCTTTTTCATCATCATAGGCTTTTTACCACCTGCGGCTCCACCCTTCATCATTCTCTTGGGCTTCTTGCCGCCTGCGGCACCACCCTTGTTCATTCTTTTTACTTTACCACCGCTACGGTAGCCTTTCTTTTTCATCGCCATAATAATTCTCCTTTCAGGATTGTTTAACCGCACCTTTTGTGCGCTTACGTCGATTCTTCATAATTGCACCGCA